GTAACGACTGGCAGACGCTGGAGCTGGTGTTCACCGCCGGCAGTGCCACGGTTACTCCGAAACTGAATGGAGTGGCTGGCCCGGCATTCCAGGTCATAAAAGACAGTCTGACACTGGGGCTGAATGCGCTGACGCTGACGGATATTACCAAAAATGCAGCGTATGGCGTTGAGATAGAAAGTCTGGTGCTGGAGATAAATGCACCGGCATCATCATAAAAAGTGAGCCAGTCAAATGGAAGGTATCGTTAAACTCACCGGTAGTGTCAGTGGGTCGTCTGAGATGCCTGCATGAGTTATCAGAGCCATCAGTACTTAACTGGTGGCTTTTTTTATTGTTGTCAGCTTCCGGATAACGGGAGACGGGGTATGTACCAGATGGAAAAAATCACAACAGGTGTGTCATACACCACGTCAGCGGTGGGAACGGGCTACTGGTTCCTGCAGTTGCTGGACAGGGTTTCCCCGTCTCAGTGGGCGGCAATAGGCGTGCTGGGGAGTCTGCTGTTTGGGCTGCTGACATATCTGACTAACCTGTATTTCAAAATCAGAGAGGACCGTCGTAAGGCTGCACGGGGAGAGTAATTCAATGACTCAAAACTATGAACTGATTGTGAAAGGGATCCGCAATTTTGAGAATAAAGTTACGGTAACTTTAGCGTTACGGGACAAAAAACGCTTTGACGGTGAAATTTTTGACCTGGACATCTCGCTGGACCGTGTTGAAGGTGCCACGCTGGAGTTTTATGAGGCAGCAGCCAGAAGGAGCATCAGACAGGTCTTCCTGGATGTTGCTGCCGGGTTATGTGAAGGGGATGAGCAGTCGCCGGAAAAGCGCCCCGTAATTTTAGAGGCGCAGAATGTATGGATAACCTACAAAGGAAAGCTACCGGGAATAATTACTGGTTCTCTGAAGACTCCTCCGGAATCACAACCTTAAGTCACTGACCGGAACAGATAAACCTGTCCGTGGGCAGAAACCGATAAATCCTGATAAATATCCATGAACACCAAAATCAAATACGGCCTGTCGGCTGCCGTTCTGGCGCTGATTGCCGCTGGTGCGCCTGCGCCTGACATTCTCGACCAGTTTCTGGATGAAAAGGAAGGTAACCACACCACGGCATACCGTGATGGCGCGGGTATCTGGACCATCTGCCGCGGTGCCATCCTGGTGGATGGCAAACCTGTCGTTCCTGGCATGAAGTTGTCGAAGGAAAAATGCGACCGGGTTAACGCCATTGAGCGTGATAAGGCGCTGGCATGGGTGGAGAAAAACATCAGAGTGCCATTGAGTGAACCCCAGAAAGCGGGGATCGCGTCATTCTGTCCGTACAACATTGGCCCCGGTAAGTGTTTTCCGTCGACGTTTTATAAACGAATTAATGCAGGTGATCGCAGGGGAGCGTGTGAGGCGATTCGCTGGTGGATTAAGGACGGTGGCAGGGACTGCCGTATTCGCTCAAATAACTGTTACGGTCAGGTATCCCGTCGTGACCAGGAGAGCGCGCTGGCGTGCTGGGGAATCGACAGATAAGCAGAATATTTTGCTAATAAATGACGTTGGCCAAGGCGGATGGATAACACGAAATCCTGCGAACTGGCAAAATGTAAGTGAATAAAAGTAAAAACCCCGTTTGTTGGCAGCAAGCGGGGTTTTGTTTTTATGGCAGTAAGCTATGGGAGGCTGCCTTGATTGATTTTAGCAAACTGATTAGGGAGTTGCGACTCATGATTAGTCAATTACCAAACTGGAAATTTTTGCTGGTCTGGAGCATCCCTTTTTTATGGGTAGTATCCCAGTTAATTGTGGCAATTAAGGGGTAGCTATGTCAGACAAACTCATAACGCCGGCAAAGGTCCTGTGTGTGATTGTCGGTATTTCATTTTCACTAATGCTGGTTGCTCTTTTTCTGTCCTTCGCCTGGGTGATGTTGTCTTCGTCGGGGCTGCTGGGGTGACAGTGACTGATGACATCAGCAGAGCGCTGGCTTTTGCTATTAAGTGGGTGGCTGTTGGTATTGCTGTGTCTCCGATGCTGTATGGGCTGGCAAAACTGGTCATTGCGCTGAAATCGTGAACTTTAAAAAGATGAGTGCTGAACTTATTCGGGCAATGGCATTTGCCATTCGTATTGTGGCCATTGCTGTTCTGGTCTGGGCAATCCGTTGGTGGTGATATGAACCGTGTTCTGTGTGTGGTGATTATTGTCCTGCTGGTAGCCTGTGGTGTGCTTAGTCTGGGGCTGAATCATTACCGCGATAACGCCATCACCTACAAAGCGCAGCGCGATAAAAAAGTCAGTGAGCTGAAACTGGCGAATGCCACTATTACTGACATGCAGCAGCGCCAGCGAGATGTCGCTGCGCTTGATGCCAGATACACGAAGGAATTAGCCGATGCGAGAGCTGAAAATGAAACTCTGCGCGCTGATGTTGCCGCTGGTCGTAAGCGCCTGCGGGTCAACGCCACCTGCCCCGGTACCGTGCGTGAAGCCACCGGCACCTCCAGCGTGGATAATGCAACCGGCCCCCGACTGGCAGACACCGCTGAACGGGATTATTTCATCCTCAGAGAACGGTTGATGACAATGCAGAAGCAGCTGGAAGGGGCGCAGGAATATATCCGCACTCAGTGCACTAAGCTGGCTTTTTATTATCCGGAGGATACATGAAGAAATTACGGGTAACCGTAGAACCTTTTCAGGGAACAATTCCGTTCCGTATTTTGCAGCGTGGTCGTGTTCTTGTTGAAGGTTCGTTCAGTGGTAAATGTACGCAATTACACTCCCGGACCTTTCAGGTGAATGCCACGAATGAAGAGCTAACCGTGGAGTGTACGATGAATGCCGCTAAATGCCGCATGGTATCCGCTGCATTACAGCCAGTGTGTTGAGCGACCTTATTATCCATGCGCGGTATTGTCGCCGTATTCCTGCATTAACAGAGACCGCAGCCCGACAGGGAGACTCCTCTGCGCGAGTGTGCGGGGATAATCAAAAACGATACACACCGGGGTTTACCGCGTTAACGGAGCGCGGCGTTGTCCCCTCATAGTCGCCTGTCCGGTGCGATGGTGGAAGAAACCGGACTACATTGAAAATGATAACCATTATCATTTTTGCGGGTCCTTTCCGGCGATCCGGGCCGTTACGGGGCGGCGACCTCGCGGTTTTTCACTATTTATGAAAATTTTTCAGGGAAAATCGTGTCGGTACTTCTCGAATATAACTTTTTGTTTTTTTAATATTGCATCCGTAAAGGTCCGACATGAAAGTGTCCGAAAATGCCTTTTTCTGGCGTTTTCATGTCGGGCCTTGTATTTGATAATGGGTTGTTTTCATGAAGGTTAATAAAAAGAGGCTTGCCGAAATTTTCAACGTGGACCCGCGGACGATTGAACGCTGGCAGTCTCAGGGACTCCCTTGCGCCTCCAAAGGTAGTAAGGGCATTGAATCTGTATTTGATACTGCCATGGCAATTCAGTGGTATGCGCAGAGGGAAACTGATATCGAAAACGAAAAGCTCCGCAAAGAACTGGACGATTTGCGTGCGGCAGCGGAGTCAGATTTACAACCCGGCACCATTGACTATGAACGCTACCGGCTCACAAAAGCGCAGGCAGATGCGCAGGAACTGAAAAATGCCCGTGAAGACGGAGTAGTGCTGGAAACTGAACTGTTTACCTTCATTCTGCAACGTGTGGCACAGGAGATTTCGGGGATACTTGTGCGTGTGCCGTTGACATTACAGCGTAAATATCCGGACATTTCACCATCACACCTTGATGTGGTGAAAACTGAAATCGCGAAAGCCTCCAATGTTTCAGCTAAGGCCGGTGAAAACGTGGGCGGGTGGATCGATGATTTCAGACGCGCAGAAGGCAGCTAATGCAGCCGGTGCGATAGCAACAGGGCTTTTATCTCTCATTATTCCTGTTCCACTGACGACAGTTCAGTGGGCCAATAAACATTATTACCTTCCTAAAGAGTCGTCTTATACCCCGGGGCGGTGGGAAACACTGCCGTTTCAGGTTGGCATCATGAACTGTATGGGCAACGATTTGATTCGCACTGTTAACCTGATTAAATCTGCCCGTGTTGGTTATACAAAGATGTTGCTGGGAGTGGAGGCTTATTTTATTGAGCATAAATCACGCAACAGCCTTCTTTTTCAGCCCACGGACTCAGCTGCTGAAGATTTTATGAAATCTCATGTTGAGCCAACGATAAGGGAGGTTCCTGCGTTGCTGGAGCTGGCTCCATGGTTCGGAAGAAAACACCGCGATAATACGCTCACCCTGAAGCGTTTTTCCTCCGGTGTGGGTTTCTGGTGTCTGGGGGGAGCGGCAGCAAAAAACTACCGTGAAAAATCCGTGGATGTGGTTTGTTATGACGAGCTTTCCTCGTTCGAACCGGATGTTGAAAAAGAGGGTTCGCCAACCCTGCTGGGGGATAAACGTATTGAGGGCTCTGTATGGCCAAAATCCATTCGCGGCTCGACGCCTAAAATCAAAGGCTCCTGCCAGATCGAAAAAGCCGCTAACGAGTCGGCACATTTCATGCGTTTTTATGTGCCCTGTCCGCACTGTGGGGAGGAGCAGTATCTGAAATTTGGCGATGATGCCTCGCCTTTCGGTCTTAAGTGGGAGAAGAATAAGCCAGAAAGTGTTTTCTACCTTTGTGAGCATCATGGCTGTGTGATCCATCAGTCTGAGCTTGACCAGAGTAACGGGCGGTGGATCTGTGAAAACACGGGCATGTGGACTCGTGACGGTCTGACATTTTTCAGCGCCGCGGATAATGAAATTCCGCCGCCGCGCTCCATCACATTCCATATCTGGACGGCGTACAGTCCGTTCACCACCTGGGTACAGATTGTCTATGACTGGCTGGATGCACTGAAAGATCCCAACGGCCTGAAAACCTTTGTGAACACCACGCTGGGCGAGACCTGGGAAGAGGCTGTGGGCGAAAAAATCGATCACCAGGTACTGATGGATAAGGTTGTGCGTTACACGGCGGCGGTGCCTGCCCGGGTGGTTTATCTGACGGCGGGCATTGACTCGCAGCGAAACCGTTTTGAGATGTATGTCTGGG